TGCCAATCACTGCTGTCGACATTCCAAGCACCTGGCCCCCAATTTCAGATCCGATTGCAGCGCCAACTGACCCTAATACGATGGTTGCCATTTATTACCCTCCCTGGGAAATTCAAATCGTGCTGCAATTCGGCGCTGCCACGGCCCGCTTAACGGGCTCTCAACCACGCCATGCCCGATGTAAGCGTGAACAAAGCTTGGCGCGTCACCGACGCGCCCCTGTATTCCCAAGTGCTTTGCCACAGACTGATTTCGCATCCGAAACAGCAAAACATCGCTCGGAGCGGCCATATGTTTTGTTTTTTCGTGCAAATGCCGTCTTGCAGCCTGCCAGAGCTGTTCTTCACCCTGAGGTTCAGACCAGTCAGGCGTGTAGAACGGAACACTTTCCGGTTCTTCACCATAAAGGTTGCGCCAGATTCCGCGCAAAAGCCCAAGACAATCTGTTCCCGCACCTTTGGTTGCCATCTGATGTAAATAGGGGGTTCCTATCCAACCTCTCGCCTGTGCTACGATATGCTTCTCAAACGTGTTCATCGGGTGAGACTTTCGCCCGTGTTCAAGCCGGTTCGTTGCGGATAGCTGGTCAGCCAATCGTCGCCAGGAATGTCTGGAAAACCGCGAAATTTAGAAAGTTATTGAATTTTAACCTGCAAGTTTTGGCGCGCTTGTCACATCCAGCCTCAAGACGGATCAGATCACCTTCAGCAATCGGTGCACGAAGCGCATCCCACAGCTCGACACTTCGGCTTTCTCCGATAAGACGGTCATTTTTGATCAGCCCGACGAGCCCCGTTGCGTCCCCTGACAATACGCTTAGGCGCCCTCTTTCAAACCACTGGTGTTCAAATCCATTCATCTTGGCAAATGTAAAAACCCGCTGTTCTTCAACAGTTTCCACCTGCAATTCAGCCTGATACCCGGGGACATCGAAACTGAATTTGCAACGGGAATCCCCAAGCACCGCAGAACAAGGTTTTTGATAGATCCGCCCTTGAGGCTGGTTCAACGCTTCGGTGAGACCACGCAATTCTGCGTTAAAACTACCGGCACTGAATGAGATTTCACCAACAGAGCCATTGAACAGCATCAACCTTTGCGACGTGTCAGTCCAATTTACCAACCAGGACCGTACATTCGCGCCATCAAAACGGCCTGCCTGAATGTCTGCCTCGGTAACTGCAGCATCGCTCAGCACTCCCAGCGCTTCGGTATTGTCTACTGCCAATCCTGTTGTTTGCTGCAACGCGTTCGAAGTCAGACCGGAACTTGCTTTAAAAAGAATTCCTTCAAACCCAAGGTCTAAATCGTGATCCGTAAAGCCAAATACGCGCCCATCCTTGCGCAGCACGGCCCAACAGCGGCAAAGGTTCGTATGACCGGTGTCTAGATGCGCCTGAAGCTCGTTTGATACTGCCATCAGACCCGAACCTCTATCACCGGAACATTTGGCACGTCTCCCGCCTGAAAGCTGGCGACCGACGTCTGGATGCGATCCGTGTCGAACCGCACGGGCACATCAAATTCATACCCAGCCGTAATCTGCACGCCAACATCAGGAGGGTGATTAAAATGAATAATGCCCGTGGTGCTATCGATCGAATAATCAATCGCCTCTTGCATCGGGTCACCCTGCACGCCGATTTTTACTGTTCCCAAAACCGGCTTTTTTATCGGGCGGGCATATGCCGCCTCGCCTGACTGGTAAGCCTTCGTGATCTGAAAAGATGAAGTCAGCCCGTCACCCGTGCCAACAATCTGATCTTCAAAGGTTATTTCTTTCGAGGATGGGCAGGATTTAAAATCTGACCAGTCTTTCCAACGAAACCCAAAGAGCTGTCCACGCCTTGCCTCAAAGAACGCGATCAGTGTTTCAACGTCGTCCAGAGACCGCATTCCCAAACCGGCATCATATCTACGGCGCGAATGCGCCCAGGGGGTGTTGCGTTCTTCAAATCCATTCGCCAGCGTTACAATTTCGGTACGCCGTTCCGGCCCGCCGACAGAGCCAAAGCTCAGGCTGGCGGGAAATCTCACATCGTGAAATCCCATCGTTTTTCCTTTTGAGGTAGTTCAGACTCAGGTGGCTAATCTCCGCCACCGTCAGAAGGCACAACTGCCTTTACCGGTTGCGCTGACCCCGGCTAAGAGCCCGGCCCATCTGTGCCGCGATCTGGCTGTTACTACGGCGAAAGCCTTCGACATCAGGCGTTGAGATATTCATCACGACATTCACCGCGCGCCCTGACCCTTCCGAGCGCACCCCGAGCCGACCATCAGAACCACGTGTCAGGGGCATGATGGCTTCTGGCCCGGCTTCGCCCATTAAACCAAAACCGCCACGCATGGGAAACATTGTCGGGCCGCCCACGACGCCGCCACTTGCAAAGGGTGTCACACGCCCCTGGGCGAAACTGCCACCGTTTGCAAACTGAAAAAAACTCGGAAAGATTTTACTCAGTCCATTCGCCAGTAAATCCCCAACCCCCTCTGTCACAGGACCCAATGCAATGGAATAGGCGGAATCTACCATAGATTTTGCAACTGTCTTAAACGCATCAGACAGTTTATCACCGTCAAGGACCAAACCGTCGATTGCACGTTTCAGGCCGCTGCCGATACTGCCTGACAACCTGCTGACATCGCGGGACGCCTCGGTAACGGTTCCACGCATCTGCGCAACACTTTTGTTAAATTCATTGGTCACTGCAGATGCGTTGCCGAGTGTATTATCAAGCTCCTCAGCGCTCTGTTCCAGCGCTTGCATACCAATACCGTCAAAATCGCTCATTCTCTTGTTCTCCGTCTTTATCTGGAAAGGCGTTGGCCAGTTCGTCCAGTCGGGTACGGCTTAAAGGCGCGGCCCTTGCGTCGCGACCCAAAAGCAAGATGAGCTCTGCCGGTGTCAGCCGCCAGAATTGATCCGGTCGCAGCCCCGCCCCACGCATTCCTGCCTGCATTAATGCTGGCCAATCAAAACGCATCAGTCTTGCATCACATCAGGTAAGGCGAAAGCCCGCACGAGCAATTGCGCAGCGACGCGCGCCGCCTCAAGCGGCCCGCCGGAAATGTCGGCCTCTAACAGATCCGCCACGGATCCTTTCCATCCTCCACCGCGAAGCCCCGCAACAACAACCGCCAACACATCGCGTGTACTGAATTTCTGCGCTTCAAAGCGCTCAACAAGATCAATCAGTGTTTCGGTTTTCAGCGCTGTTTCAAGCTCTGCCAACGCGCCCAGTGTCAACTTACAAATGCGCGCATCGCCATTCAGTGTCAGCGCAACTTCTCCGGCCCATGGGTTTTCCATCAGATTGCCGTGAAGCTCAGGATACCAGCCGACGCCAGCGCAAGCTCATAGTTTGCTTCACCGTTATGGCTGCCGGAATATTCAATAGACGCAATCTGGAACGCCCCTTCGATCACACCAAAATCAGGTACGATCACCTGAAAATCAGGCGTTTCTCCATCAAAGAAAATCTGCCTCGCACGCTCGTCCGTACCTGCATCTTTGAAGATACCAGAACCAGATACTGAGGCTGATTTAACACCAGCCCCGGCGAGCAACTCGCGCCAGCCACCCTGACTTTCAAGGCTTGTCACATCGACAGTTTCTGCGTTCAGGCTGATCCGCGTCGCGCGCAACCCCGCAATTGTGCTGAAAAGCCCATCTCCCGTTAGATCAAGCTTAATCAGTAGGTCTTTGCCATTTTGGGCAACCATAGCCAACTCTCCTATTTTTAAATCAGTCGTCTTCCACGCGTGCCTGAAAGTTCAGGTCAATGCGCCGCGTTTCGCCGGTACCAACCCGGCGGGCGGTTGCCCGGTCAAAGCGAAAATAAACCAGACTGCCGCGTGTCAGGGTAAGATCAGCATCCACCAAAGCATCTGAAACAGCTGCCGCTACAGACTTAGCAGTCTGAAATCCGGCAGAATCCGTTACCACACTAACTGATACAAAGTGCAACGCGCCCTTACCGGTGTTGTCGGACTTATCCCGAACGTCTTCAGGCCCCAGACTTACATATGTCGTTGGAACCGTACCCGGCGGAACAGTGTCAAAGATGGAGTCGCCCACCAATCCAGTAAGCGCGTCGTCAGCAATCAGTTTTTGGTAGACGGCCGATTGCAGCGCCGCCGATACACCGTAGCTCAAGACGCCACCTCCTCTTTGGTGAAACACATCAGATAACGCCCCTCTTGATCGCGCTCTGTAACCGCCAGAATCCGAAACACGCGGCTTCCCTCTACGAAACGTTGATCCGGTTTCGGGCGGGACGGGGCGCCGTCTGGCGCACCCCGAACCGTGATCCGATAGGGCACCGATGATAAAGTTAGCAGCTGGTCAGCGCTCTCACTGCCAGAGCCGGGCTCCATCTTCGCCCAGAGAGTGCCCACTGACGACCACGTTTTAGAAAACCCTCCCGCTCCGTCAGCGATTTGCAAAGCTTCCTGCAGTTCCAGTTTTCGATTGAGGCGAACATCCATTACCGTGAACCTCCGCCCAGAATTCGTACTGTGCGATAGGGCGCAATCAGGGACGTCACACCAAATGGCATGACACCGCTGTTTTGCTCCACTTCATGTCGATGTTCATAGTAGTGGCTTGCCAACAAAAACACGGCCTGACTGATATCAGCTGGCAATTCATTCCAGTCTGAGCCAAAGCCGGCGACAAAACTTATTTCTGCCAACCCCCCGACAGGGATCACTGGCAGGCTGGCGCCAGTCGCAACCAAACGCGGACGGTGTGTATCTTTTTGCAACGCATATTTTGCCGGATCCACAGCGGTTTCAGCACCGACCCGATCAAAGGTTTTTACATTTTCGATCGCCTGGACAGGTGCCACCGGCAGCGCCTGATACGCAACTTCGCGCCACCCCGTCAGAGACCACAGAAAATCCCGAAATATCAGGATTTTCCCAGTGCGGGCTTCTATCGCTGAAATGGAAGCGCGCAATACCTGTTCCAGCATACCATCCTGAACTGGGTCATCCGCGAACCCTGTACCCAACCGCAAGTGATCTCTGAACATTGCGACAGGCAGCACCGCGGTTGGTACTGATGTCTGCTCGATTAACATCATGAACGTTCTCCAAAATCAGTGCTCCGTCCCTTGGCAAACAACGCTCTTCAGGCGTTGTAGTGGGATTGCGGGCCCACACCTCCACGTCGCTCGAACGGAGGAAGGCAGCTAGACAACATGGAATCGTTGGCGCGGGCCCGCTGGAGCGCCCGGGTGGGCACTCTCTTTGCGTCAGCGTCTTAGCTCAGCGCAAATTTCAAAACCTTGATTGCTGCAAAGTCGCTGACATCGCCGCCAACCCGCTTGGTTGCGTAGAACAAAACATGCGGCTTGGCGGAAAACGGATCGCGCAGAACCCGAAGATCAGGTCTTTCTGCAATTGTGTATCCGGCGTTGAAATCTCCAAAGGCAATCGCTGTCGTGCCAGAACCAATATCCGGCATATCTTCTGCGATCAGCACAGCATACCCCATAAGACGCGCTGGTTCACCCGCCGCCAAACCGTCCGACCACAGGAAACGGCCATCGGCATCTTTCATCTTCCTCACGGCTCCCGCCGTTTTGGAATTCATAACGAAGGTCGCATTTGCACGATATTCAGCACCGAGCGCATAAACGAGATCAACAATCGCATCTGCAGGGTTTACGCCACTGAAATCACCGTCCACACCCGTCGCGATGTAACCAATGTTGGCCCAGCTCCAGCTGTTCTCGGCAACC